ACTGGAGTCCAATCTAAAGACAGCATATATCCGTCTCCGTTGTTAGGGTCTAAAGAAGATAATATTTGCTTATATATTGAAGTATCTTGAGTACCATTTGCGTAATCTCTTGACACCTCGAACTCTTTCCACCTTCTGGCGTATAAAGAGCCGTCAATATCTACGCCTCCCCATTGAGAGTATACAGCCTTAGCATACTGTAACCCATATTGCTTTGTAAGCTTTTTGGGCTGTTCTGCTAACGGGTCAGGGAAAATAGACTCATAATTAGATGAGTTTCCAGTGTAATCCATTTAGTAAATGCTTTGTGTACAAAGATACAGATAAGAATTAACGCTTAATTGGGCGTACTTTCCTAAAAAACACTCTGCTTTCAAAGTCTGTTTTGATTTTTTGTTTAACATTTTTTTGCGCTGCCATAAGAGCTAATCCACTAGATATTGATAAGTCAAATTTAGTACGATCATCAATCTTAAAGTTAATCCAATCTTCTAAAGTTCTGTTGAAATACATATTTCCATAGTTTCCAGTCTCGTGATGCACCCCTACGTGATCGTGAATATAAGCCTCAATTGCCTGAGCGTGAGCTTGTATAATATCTTGTGAATTGGACGGGATACCTTTTGTCTTTGTTTTTATGTGATTAGAAGCTGCTACCAAATGAGCAGGTCTGTCCATAAGATACCCATCATATCCTCTTGACTCAAAGTATCTGGCAATACCGTATTTATTGTTCTCTATAAGTATTGGATAACCATAAAACTTAGCGGCCATAAGAATATCTTCATAGAATATTTTCGCTAATGGAGGTCGGCTTGCATACTCAGCAACGAACATATTTGAAGGGTGTTGTATAGAAAATTTATTGTAAATATGACAAGCTCCTTTTGAAGATCTGTAGTCAACAGTAGTGTCTATGTCATATGAGTCAACGCCTCCACATCCTAAAGTGTTATTGGGAGGGACAATCTTGTTGTTCTCTATTTTTTTTAGATTTCTCAGATCCGCTGGAGGGAGCCAGCTTACTCTCCATCGGCCATTAGTATCTGGTTTAAAAAGAACTTTAGTGTCTTGTTTTCCGTTTTCCCAAACAAAGTTTCCTACAACAATTGGATTAGGATACAGATCATCATTATACTGCGTCTGCTCATAAATCTTCTGTATGTTAAATAGGCTACTTTTTGTAGAATCTCTAAACGCTTCTTCTTCAGTAAAAGGAAACTGTCTGATTATCTCATTAAGTTCATAGCTGTTATGTTGTTGCCCTTTACGTTCATTTTTTAAAAAAGTCTTAGCCCCTATTTCTGTAGGAGTACCATCTTCAGTTATCATCATTGAATCGGGATCGTCAATGATAGGATTACCATAGGTGTCAAAGAAACCTTCTAGTGCCTCATAGGCGGGGATGAATATTGAGTAAAGACCACTTTTTGTTCTCCCGTTTTCGTTTCTGTCTGAAGGATCCGAATCTCGATATAAGTCTCTGTATTCACGACCACCTTTATCTAAAGGATTTACCGTAGATCCTACCAATGATTTTCCAATCACCCTTCTACCTACCAAAAGACAAGTCCTATGTATCCTCCATACTTCACGTATATCAATTCCTTTTTCAAACTTACCCGCTTCATCTAAAAACAGAAGGTGAGTCTTTGATCCATCATACGCATTACTAACAGTATTCTTCCAATTTATTATTGTGTCTAGAGCTTCTCCTTTTTGAACACTCTTATTTTTTTTTGTAATTCTCTTTGATGGTTCTCTAAAGGCTAACTCTTGACGAGGGTTTGTTGTTCCATCGAGTATAGGCTGAAAGAAAAACGGATAAGACTTATATATAGGAATTACCTTGCTTGAGAACACAGCAGCTTGAGCATCTGTTCCTGTTTTACTCATTATGCCTAACAGCTTTTCTTTTACTTGAGTAGCTTCATTTACCATAATGCTAGAACTCATATTTGTGTAGCCAGATCTTCTGCACTTAGTATATATCTGACCCATACACCTTGGATCAGATTCACAGGCAGAAAAATGAAGGAAGAGTCTTCTTTGAAATTCTAAATAGCTAGGATATCCGATATCTATCTTACTCCATTGCAAAAACATATAGTGATGGCCAGTAATATATGTTGGAACACCATTATTGTAAAACCATACACCTTCTCTTCTTCTTCTAAATTCTTGTTCTATGTATGGAGCATATTTCTGTTGAAATTCTTTAGGAGCTGAATACCAATCTTCCATAGAAGTTACAGTATTTAAATCTTTAGGCATATCGTACCTTCTCCAGTGTTGTTCTTTTTTAGGGAAGTCGTTAAAGAGTATGTCTTTCTTTTTAGGTTGTTTAGGCAATTGTATGTTTAAACAAGCAATCTCTTCTATATCTCCCTCTGTATTATTAAAACAAACATTAATAATCGCCTGATCATCTATAATATTAAGACCCGCCATTATTTTTTAACGAATTTTTCCGCAAAACCTCCTCGATAATCTATTTCTTTAGATATTTCTCCATTCTTCCCCAATGAAGAGACTAATTCTTCTAGTTTTTGACGTTCTATAATTAAATCCTTGCAAGCCAGTGCAGTATCCTTGATGGCTTGAAGTTCTGCTTTACGAGCAGACCCCGTAATTTCTTGATCTACAGGCTTTTGTATTTCAGAAGTCATATTTCTAATTGCTGACTCCATAGCTTTAATTAAATCTACTGATGCTTTAGCTGTTGTAAATTTTACTTTTCTACTATTGTTAGATTTTGAATTAGCACTCTCCATAGTTTTTTATCATCAATTTGCATTTCATAGTCGGAGTCTTTAGTAAACCAAACGACATCTCCAATTTTTAATCCCAGTTCTTTAATTTTATCACTAGCATACATAATCTTTCCTTTGATGTTTGGAACTTCCTCAAAAGAAACAATTTCAATTATATCGCTTTTTAATTTAGCTTCAGGTTCAATAGGATCTAAAAAAACCCAATCATTTAAAGCTATGATTTCATCAGTGTCTTTTTTCTTAACAACATATGATTGTGTTAAATGCCCACCCTCTGGGCTAAAGTTTACTTGATATAGTTTATTCTTTTCGTCAACTATCTGAGGGGTGATCACAACGTGATGATGAAAATACAATGTGTCTCCAACACTTACTGGTGTTTTGTACTTTTCTGGAATGCCAACAACCTCGCCCTCCATAACACGGTGTTCAAACTCATTGAATTTAGTTTCGATATAAATCTCTACGTCTCCAATCTTTTTTGTTTCCTTCACGGTCTCTGGAACGTGAACTATAAAGTTATGTAGTGGTCTCATCAGAAGTTACAGTCAAATTCAAGTAATACAGGAGCATTCTCTACCGCCTTCCATAAGGCTAAGTCTCCATTTTTGTCTTTGATATAAATGACGTATCGTCTCTCTTTATATCTATCTAAATGTTTTCTGTCTAGTAAGATGGCGTTTACTTCACCAGCCCCAGCTTTCTGGCCCACGTAATAAGCCATTGCTTTAAGAGGGTCATTGCCCACGATGATTTTACGAATGATTTCCATTTTAATTTAAATTTAAGCATCTCCACCTTCCTTATTTAGCCAATAGTTTATATTACTAAAATCAATAGAATTGTCTTTATCATATGATTTTGCCAAATGAGACATCAAAGATGCTAATTCACTTTCATTGTCGACAAAGATACTAGAAATAGCATTGACCTTATAACGTAATACAGAAATGTCTTCTTCTATAAGTCCAACACACATTACAGACATAAAGTCTTTCTTAAGTCCATAGTGATCTGCTAAATCCTCTATGTCTTCAAACTTTTCTCTAACCTTTATAAAAAACTCAAGCTTGTCTTCTTCCTCTTTATTCATTATTAGTGATCAACTTAACGCTTGATCTAAAGTACATAATTTCTCCCACGCCATTACTTGCTCTGACATTTATACTTGAATTATCATCACTAATAGCTGCTGAAAGAGTAAATTCTCCAGTTGTTGTTGTCCCTAATTGTACAGCTACAGAGTCTGAGGATATGGGTGCTGTTGCTGTGTTTTGTGAGTTCCATATAATGTGAAAAGTACCCATCCTCTTTCTTGTTTCATTACCAATGTTTACAACATAGTCAACCATCATTCCTTTAAAGCTACCTATTGGAACAGCAAACATAATAGCGTTAGTAGCTCCATTTGCTACATTCGAACTTTCTGACCTTCTAAAAGTAGAGGCATTTCCAGTACTTGCTTCTCTTATAACGAAATCAGTACCACCATAAAAGAGGGTGGCTGTACTAAAAGAAAATAATTGAGATCCCGATAAAACACCAGAATTGTTAAACTGTACCTGAGTAGTGCTACCAGCGGCAGCAGCAGTAACTCCTGTAGTTACATAATCTTTTAAGTCTTGAATGGTTATATACTTATGAGCTGTTGTACTTGCATCATATATAAAGAAACTATCAGCTACAGCTACAGTAGACTCTGTTAGTTGACTTAATGTTGTTGGAGCATTTAGGGAGATAACATTACTTCCTGATACAGCAATGGGAGCTGTTCCAGTGTTGGATACTCCACTTGCAAACG